GATCCGGTCATGACAAAAGGTGAATTATTAGCGAACATTGCAAGGGCTGTGTTTGACACTAATTGCGTGGTAATAAATTGATTAGGCATTGCCAAATCTCCATCCGTGAGTATTAATTCCGTTTAAAGGCAGTTAATTACTTAAACTTGCCTTGTTTCATCCGTGCCCTAATGTCGGACACAGGTGTTTTTTCAGTAATTCCTACAGAATTAACGACTGGGTTGTGCTTGATTTGGCCTAATGGTCGGGACGGTTGTCCCTTTTGTTCACCACCAGAGATCAAAGCATGGCTCAGCGCGACTAATTCTGACGCTTGATCAACAGGGTGGAGTTTTGCAATACGGGAGAGTTCTTCAGGATTTTTGCCAAGTTTGTACAGGACTTCGCCTGCACTTCCTGGGCCTTTCTTAGGTAACATCAATGCTGCATCACGCATATGGGCAGTAAAAGGAGCTTCGCCTCTTACAACTTCATCAAAGTCATCATATTTATCAGCAGTAGAATCCAAGTGTCGATTTAACTCTTGATACTGCTTTGCAATATGATGCTGGCTTTCAGCTTCTTTAGCTTTTCGCTCCTCCGCTTCCTTATGTTGAAGCGCGAAGCTAACTGCCTTGTGGATTGCATCATCTATGCCAGATTGGTTTCCCGCACCGTCATAGGGATTCTGTTGTGGTTGCTGGTTAGGCTGTAACTGTGATTGCATGTCCGCTATCCTTGCGTGCAACTCCCGAATTTCCCGCTCGTGAGCCCTCTTTTGCTGTTTCAGACGTTTCTGAATAGCCAGAGATTCACCCGTGTTCTCATCGCCCGATGATTTAGCGGCTTCCACCGTGTCAACCATTTCATCCTTGGGCACACCTAAACTTTCAGCTGTTTCACCTACAACATTTTCCGTGTCGTTACCCGACATATCCTGATCAATATCCATATTGACTCCACTCGGCATTCATATTGCCCGCGAGCTGTAAGGCTGCTCGGAAGCCCGCGAGACTTCATGTCTCGGATGATTAAATTTTACGCTTAAAAGATTTGATTACGAGGCCATATATGTGCCTTTCTGGTATAATAGGAATATTAAAATAGGAGTATAAAAATGACTGAATTAGATAGAATTGTGATTACAAAATATGACTTACTTTATGAACAACGCATGACAAGAGTTGAAACAGTAATAGAAAATGTAGCTATAGATTTAAAAGATATGAAAAAAGAAATGAAATCTGATTTTAGATGGTTATTAGGAATTATCATTGGCGGAAATGCTGGATTATTTGCATTAATGGCTCATGGATTTAAGTGGTTTTGAAATGGTTAAACGTTTTTATACAGTAAAACAAATCCCATCTTATTATCCTGCTTTTACGGAATCATCCATTAGATATTTAATATTCAATCAAAAACAAAATGGATTTGATTCTTGCATTAGAAAAATAGGGAAAAAAATTCTTATAGATGCTGATGATTTTGAAAATTGGATAGCTACTTTTCGCCCTCTTTCTTCTGTGGATTAACATGCTTATACAAATCAGCAAGTATTTGGCTGGCCTTGTGCTCGAAATCTAAATTAGTTTTATGATGGTCTAATCCATGCGTCACGCGTGCTTTTTCTAGGTTTAACTCATGGTCATAGACATTTAACTTCATCTCATTTTCATCTTTTTGCGCTTTAAGTAGCAACTCTGCTTGATCAAGTTGGGCTTGCTGCTTCTCAAGCTCTAGTTTCTGTGCTTTCAATTGCACTTCAGCCATTTTATTTTTTATTTCTTGCTGCTTGAATTGTAATTCAGCTTGCATCATTTGCTCTTGAGGATTTGGTTGTGGAGGTGGTGCAGGCTTGCCTTCTTCCTTAGCTAAGATTTGCGGCGGAACAAGCGTTTTAAAGCGTTCTTTGACTTGATCCATCTGCTGGATATCCAAATTGCCAGCCCAAAGGTCTGCAACCAGTGGGAAAGCTTGTGGAAAGGCTTGAATAGTTTCAGAAAACATTTCCAGTGCGATTTCTTTTTGCACCGCGAAAGAAGGACCACTATCAATTTCCACGTCAAAGTCACCAATTCCAAGATCATTCTTAATAGTGCCATCGTTGTCCCTCTCATTTACTGTTACCGATTGCGTCTTGCCGTCTTTCTTGCTTATCACCATCGTGCGTTCGTCATCGCCTATGATGTATGGCAAGAGATCATTAACAACACGCCCACCTTGTTCAACAGCTTGGTTCATATTGTCAAAATAGACATATGCACTCATTGATCCTTCCAATTTGCGCTCACGTCTTGCTTTGCCAGATATGTCACGTCCTTGTAACGCTTCTGTCTCCGAAAAACCAAGAATTTCTCGAATGTCCTGCGTAGCTCGCTGGAAATTTTGCATAATAGCAGGGGAGAGATCCCAAGGTGGTTGCTTGACAGGCATTTGTCCTGTTTTAGGATCAGGTTTTGCGCGCAAGATACCCATTTGTAATTCTGGATTACGCCAATCTTGTTCATAACCAGATATGTTGTCCGGAGTCCCAAGCCATTGCTCACGGCGTCTATTTTTAACTTCCGCTGCAATCTCACTTCCGAAATAATTAACGCATTTTTGAGCATCACGAGCTTCATGGATAAATGACCTTGTGTATTGTCGTCCTTCGATAAAATAACTATCCCCATCGACAAATATAATCGGCAATTGTTTACTAGGCCATTCACTAAAATCAATAATTTGGTTCCTGATCATGCGATAGTGCATGATTCGATAATCTTGTGTTTGCCGTTCAGCCAGTATTTTTGGCTCCATGCGGTCAATGATGCGCCTTGCTGATTCAGTTTCCGAAACGATTTCTTTTTGCTTTTTATAATCTTCTTTCAATTTCTCAAGTTCTAGTTCATTTACTGTGAATTTCTCTTCCCCTTGCTGGACGTAAAATATAGTGAGCGGAAACCATTCCTTAACGAAATAATCGCATACAGTAATCGTATCTCGTGTTTGCCACTGAAAATCCAAAAGCATGTAAGGGTCAATATACGACACAGGATTTGTAACATAGGGATAGGTAGCAAAGAATTCATCACGGGAAAAAACATAATACCTAGCGCAATAATTTCCATCACCTTTATGCGGTTTTAATGCCGTAGGATCGAATGCAGTTCTAGTCGGATCAGAGATCAAATCATAGCGTATGACTTTATTAAATGACTTCGGTGATTCATAATCAAGGCACACTTGAAATGCACCGAAACCCATCATGAGGGAGGATTTAAATGCTTGTTGGTAAATTAGATCATTTTGAGATTGGTAGGATATTGTTCTTACTAGATCTGCTCGAAGATTTATCTGTTCTTGCGTGGCTTTTCCCGTCAGAGACCTTACTATTAAATCAGGTTTGTTCTTTCTTTGCTCCCCCGCAATTTTCTTTGTTGCATCGTATAACTTATTAAACGTCATCGCAGGCTTAAACAATCGTGTAAACTCACTACGCTCAACGGCCGTCCACTGGTCACGCAAGACAAAATTCATGTCATCCTTGCCGCGTGTTATGTTTTCACCAAAGTAGGATTGCCAAATGTTTAGATGTTTTTGAGACGTGGATAATACTTCGCCTTCATCAATGCCCGCTTCATCCAGTTTAGCTAAGCGCCGTTCTTCCATTTCATTCAGTTTATCAGGGTCAAAATCCTGATTTACATCATTTGGATCTCTTTCCATGATTAACCATCCTTGGTTAATGAATAAATTAACGGCACTATGCTGGCTTATCCAGCCGTCTGGACATCTATAAGGGAGTTATAGGCAAACTGATCGCGTATCAGCACGATAGCGCCTATAACTTTAAGGCAATACAGTCAATGTAATTACACCGCTTGCGCTAAACACTGGCTTATATATCTGATTACCATCAGATGCCGCAACAAATACAAAATCCGATGTATACAAAGTCAAACCCATGGAAGAAATAAGTGGATTTAAAAATCCAGCACCCACTACTTCTGCAAGCGTATTGCCGCATTTTAAGCGGCAAATACGCGGCAGTGTCCCATCTTGTGATTGACCAGGTAATTCACAGTCAAACAACAAATTAATTGGTATAGCAGCCATGATTAATGTCCTTATTAGTCAGCTTTTAATAACACTATTTTCATGTAAGCGCTTGATGCAGGTGCATTTGTCCCCAGTGTAGCCGCCGCCATATTAACAATGTCATTAGATGTATTTGCAAGTTCAAGCACATCGCCCTTATCAAAGTGTACGAAAACGTCTGCAACGATTTCATTTGATTTTTGTTCAGGAGAGATAGTTTGGTTTGCAAATGTTGATCCTGGCACATAAACGCCATTTTTAAACAATGATAATGTCCAACATGGCAATGGTGATTCAATAGAATTCCTAAAACCGCAAATGCCTGTTGCTACATCATACCAACCAGCCAGGTTTACTATAATTTTACCATTAACGGCTGCATTGCTTACGTCAATATTTGATGTCGCAAAAATGGTATTTTCAAGCAGTACTGTCTGGCCAGGTAAGTTTGCGCCAGGGGAGGCTGATAAAGTTTGAGTGACTTTTGAGAACACTTCTGCAAATTCAGTTGAATTATTGCAATCACATGGGCATTCAATGCAATCGCCTTTTGGCCCTTGTTGCCCTTGGTCGCCTTTAGGACCTTGCAGCCCCTGCATCCCTTGTATGCCTTGCATACCGTCTTTGCCGTCTTTGCCGTCTTTGCCGTCGATGCCATCTTTACCATTTACTCCTGGCATTCCTTGCAGTCCCATTGGCCCTTGTGGCCCAGTTGGCCCCATTTGGCCATCTTTGCCTTGGCTGCCTGGTGCACCATCCACACCATCTTTACCATCTTTGCCATTAAGTCCGGATGGTCCTTGTTTGCCTTCAATGCCTTGTGGTCCCTGTGGTCCTACTGGGCCTTGTGGCCCCATTGGTCCTGGGCAGCATCCATTACAACCTTCATGTTGAGTAGCCATATATACGCTCCTTGTATTAGTTAATTCCAACTTACATTATATCACTAACTCCAAATAATTCCTTTACCTTCGCATGGAACACATGAAATTGAATAGCATGTACTATTTTTGGTTATAAGAGGTTCTTTTAAATTTAATCTCCCATGACCATCACAAACAGGGCATTTATGCGGTGTTTTTTTTAATTTATTGTTTTCTTCGGATAATGTATGAAGAGCTTCCCCAAGAATTCCTATTCTGCCGATCAGTCCTTGATTATCTTTGATGATATTTTCTAATCGTTCAATTCTTTTTGGCAATGATAATGAATCAAGATATTCAGCATCTTCATCAAATGCGTTTATTTGGTCTTCTAATTCTTTCATTCTTTTTTCAAACTTTAAAATAGTCAGATGCAAATTAGCACCGTCGCATATTATTTGTTCTGCTTTTTTCACATCAATAAGATTTTCTAGTTTTTCGATTCTTTGTATAATACAAGGATGAGCATATTTTTCTGAGATTTTCTCTTCCAACTCATCAACCCTTTTAGATATCTTCCTGTTCTCATCAATCTGCCGGACATGATGGTCTTGGCATCCAGCAACCATAATACTGAGATGCTTATATGAGTCAGTAAGTGCATTAATCTGTTTTTGCATTTTACAAAATAAACATTCTTGTACTGCTAAATTAATTCTATGTTCACAATATCTTATTTGCTCACATGATATCCCTACAGTGCAAATGCTCATTTCTTTTTCCTTTTCTTTCCGCCGCGTGCTTTGCTCAATACAATTGCAACTCTCTGCTTGTTAGGCATTTCAGGATGTGCTTGTTTCAACTCATGGAAATTTTCTTCTTTCACTTTTTTAGACTTCCCTTTCTTTAAAGGCATTATGGTCTAGCTCCTTTTCTCAATCATTTTGATTAATGAATCTATATTATTAAATGGCATATTCATTTCAAGAAGATAAGATTTAATTAACTCCCAATGATTATATGACATAGTTATTCCATAGTTAGGAGGAATTATTTCAATTAGATAATTATCAGGAACATGAAATATTAATTTTCTTCCTTGAATGAAAGCAATCAAATCATTTACACTTAATCTATGTCGATCTTCGTACATCAACTTCCCCTATAATCCGTTGCACGATAGAACAATTCTTGTTCCTTATTGAATATTTTACCTTTAGCTTCGGTAAACTTCTCAACGCTTAAACCTATTTGCGGTTCGACTTGTTTTACAAATGCTTTGTCATTTGGGTCATTCATAACATTCTCCTAATCATGCACATCCTGAAAATAAAACATTATGATCATTTTTTTCTCCTAGATAATTCATTAAATTTTTCCCACAATCTAATTCCTTCATCAC